AGCGACTTCTCGATGTACCAGCCGCCCGGACCCTGGAAGCCGTGGTCCCACAGTCGGACGAACGGAACGTCCTCGTTAGGAGGGGCAGGAAGGAAGCGGATGACGGCGTAGCCGTTGCCGGCCTTGTCGACGTCTGGAACCCAGAAGCGGTTGTCGTCAGACTCGCCCACGACGGTCTTGTTGAGCTTGCCCATCTCTGTTGTGATGGTGTTCATGAAGGAGTCGCGCGAGCGCTTGAGTGAGGAAAAGTCAGTAGCCATTGTATTGCTCCGTATGTTTGGTTCGTATGTAGGTTTTGCTATGTGTGTGGTGGATGCCCACCATTAATATATATACCACTTCACATATTTTGTAAACACTTTTCTTTAATTATTTTCTCACACTTCTCGTGGTCGTACTCGAGGAAAGACTCATACTTCTGAATGAGAAGGGAGTGGTGGGACCAGATCACGTCATCGACCATGTTCTTGCTCCAGTACTTGAAGCACCTGGTAACCGACAGAACGATGATGAGAGTCTCCATCGAGATCTCACCGCGCAGGTACATCTTGAACAGAGGCGGCTGACCGCCTTCTGGAACGGTGCACGCGGACTGCAGGTCCTCTACTTTCTCGAGGTCCTTGCGGAAGGAGTAGGTGAGCGACTGCTTTCGCTTGAGCCAGTCGCGGTAGATGTCCTCGCTCTGAGAGTCGTTGACGATCTCACCGATCCAGGTGTTGACTCGATCCTTGTGAGTGAGGTTGGCCACTAGGTAGTCGACGACGTCGTTTCGCTTGGCCAGCTTGTGAAAGAAGAACTTGTCAGGTCGCTTCTCGAAAGCCTCGACGGTCAGTCTTACCTTACCGTTGTACTTCTTAAAGTTGTAGTCCGGCCTCGTGAAGTGTTGCTTCAGGGCCACGTACGTAGAATACGCTTCGAACGGCGTCATCTGTTTCCTCAGATAGGAAGGCGGGCTGTCTTCTCCACGAGGCGAAGTCCCTCGCAGTCTTTCTGTAGCTTTGACTTTATGGCAGGATGTTTCTTGACTAGGGTCGCGACTGACTCGACCTCAAGGTTATTCTTCTCGACGTAGAGGAGGATGGCGTCGAGGTAGTTAACATTATATTCACTAACCAGCGTCTCGATCTCCATGAAGAAGTCGGTCGGCTGACGTACAGAGTTTATCTTCATATTGTAACTCTATCACTTTCCTATAAACTTGTCAACTATCTTTGACGAGATCTCTGGGATGTTCTTCTCGAGGAACTCTAGGACCGGGTAGCACCCGAACCCAGCTATCATGAGGACCCCGTCCCTATAGGCGAAGTCCTTCGGAAGGAAGCTTCCTATGAGGTTACCCACGAAGAAGCCAAAGAAGAGTGTTATGAACAGGAAAGTATACGAGAACTTTCTACCGTTCCTGACTGCGTATATCACGTGGGCGAGAGCGCCGAACATGGCCATGAAGCCGCTGAGAAGATATACCTTCATTACTGTCCAAGCCGAGTCGTGGTCGTACATTAATAATCCCTAGATGCTACTGCTTTTGTTTTAATTTATAGGTAGCTTTTAGATGATAATGTAGGACAGTAAACTACATGCCTGTGTATTTCAAGTCGAAAGGGTGGGGGGATTCTGTTTCCAAGCTCCCCCCGAGCTCATTTACGCTGCTAGAGCGTAAGATGGGGCAAAGTTATCGTTTGCACCTAAGAGCGGTCTTCGGTCTCCACGCACCTTTACTACGCACGTCGATCCTGTTTCGCCCCCAGCAAAGATACACCGCTCTTACGACGCCCCACAAAATGTGGCTCCAGCAGTTCAGAACGACTCAGCGGTCTTATTCGATGTATCCATGGTGGAGGCGGCGGGTACTGCCCCCGCGTCCGAAACGTCTATTCTTTACGTCTCAACGACCTTGACCATACCTTATTTATAAAACACTTAGCTTAATATGTCAACCGTTCTTTTGAAGCATGGCCTCTATCTCGAGATACTTCTTTACGATCGTGTGCTGCTCGGTCAGCACTATTAGCTTGTTTCCGATATAGACTGAGTACTTCTTTCCATTCTTTACGACCCTGATGATAGGCTCAGCGGCCGATCGCTTCTCGGTAGCTCTCTCTGAGTCTGATGAATCCGTGGATGTGGTCATCTCTCTTCTCCATGAAGATCTGTGGATCGTCGTGCTCGACCGCGATTGCGATAACCAGTCTGGTTACTGGCTTCATGGTGAGCTCCTCGTACATCACGGCGTAGGCCGAGGCCTGCATGAAGTAGTTCTGGATCCACTCTCGACGCTTTGGTTTAGACGAGGTCTTGAAGTCGACGATCGAGAGCTTCCCGTCCCACTCGGCCACGCAGTCGACTCGACCGGCAACCTGCAGGTAGTTGGAGTAAAGGGGCACCTCCTGCATTCGAACGTTGTCTAGGTGGGCGTCTAGCTCGGGCTTGAGTGACATGAACATGTCCCACGACAGCATGTCCTCCTGCTGCACCGGCAGGTTGTTGATGTAGTCCTCGCACAGCTTGTGCATCTTAGTACCGCGATCGGCCGCTCGACGAGAGATCCTGTTGGCCTCCTCCTCACCGACTCGCTTCCTCCACTCCATCAGCGACTCCTTGCCTAGGTGTCCTAGGACGGTGGTCACAGACGGATAGAGGAGACCCTCCGGCGTCTTGTAGAACCGGCCGGCCTCCTCCTGTATGGTGTCCATCTCCTCGAGAGAGGAGCTCAACGGTACGTGGTTGAACTTCTTAGACGAAGCCCATCCTTGACTTGTTGATGATGTAGTCGCGAACGAGGCCGGACCGAACGATGTCCTCTTCATGAAATTCGACGTGCTCAAAGCTATCCAGCCTCTTCAATATTGACATAAAGTCCATTAGACCCTGCTTCTCATCCTTGTACTTCAGGTCGCTCTGCCTGAAGTCGCCGCACATGATAAGCCTTGAGTTGTTACCCATCCTAGTGATGAGGGAGTCAAGCTCGTGAAAGGTCATGTTGTTGACCTCGTCGATCACCACCACGCAGTCGTTGAGGGTTATGCCTCTGACGAACGAAGTGGTCATGAACTCTACGGCACCCTTGTTCTTTAGGATGTCGTACGAGTCGCCTCTGCCGAAGAGCTCATTGCAGATGCTGTAGTAAGGTAGCTCGTATACCTTGGACTTCTCTTTCTGGTTTCCAGGAAGGAAGCCCATGTCTCTAGTCGGAACGACCGACCTGATGACGATGACTTTCTCATATTCTCGATCATTCAACACTGAGTCAAGAGCGAGGTAGAGAGATATGAAGGTCTTTCCAGTTCCAGGTAGTCCGTGAAGAAGAAGGTTTTGCCCCTCCTTGTAAGTGTTGAACGCCTTATACTGGCTGTCGGTGGAAGGCCTGATGTGTCTTAGGTTCAGGCCAGACTTTTCTCTCTTTAGCAGCTGCTGAGCTATTTCCTCGTCGCTTATGATGCCCTGTCTCTTTAGTTTTCTTATCTTAGATCGAGAAAGTGACTTCATCGAATCTCCTTACCAGGTATTGACGTTTCCTTTTGGATGAGCCTTCTTCACCTTGTTAAGAACATCTCTAAAGCCGGAGTCGGGCTTCTTCAGCCCTAGGCGCGTGGGGTCGGCGATGTTGACCGTCTTGATGACCTGCTGAAGGTGAGGGTGTCTCGCCTTGTACTCATCAAGCTCGGACATGGGCATCGTAACGTCGAACTCCCTGTCGGCCTCTGTGTCGTAGAACGTGTAGTTAGCCATTAAGAGCTATACCGTGTTCCCTCTCCCAGAACAGCTTGATCTGCTCGGGGTCGAGGTAGTCGTATCCCTTCTCATACATCTCTCGGATGACGATGCGCTCGAGCTCAGTCAGGTCGTCGCGCTCGTATTCCTTGATCTCAAAATCAGCGGCCATAGCTATCTTCAATCTCCATGAGAGCCGCGATGTTCTTGGACTTGATCGCGGAGTTTATCTTCTTGTTGAGGTTCTTTTGCTTCTGCTTCTTAACGTCCTTAAGCGAGACATTAAACTCGTCAAAGTCGTCGTAATCGCCGCGATAGTTCGCGCGGTAGCCTTTTCTCTTCATGTAGGGACTAGTCCTGGAAAAGCTTTTTGGATAAGCTTCAAGTTGATGGTCTTATAGGGAGACTTCTTGTCCTTCATGGCGATAAGGAGCTCGGCGTCTTCCTTATGAACATACTGTAGAACGTCTATGAACAGACTCTCACGCTTCACCTTCGTCAAGTTCTGATTGCCACCCTTGACGAAAAGGTACAGTCTCCTCGCCTCCTGGTAGAGGTTACCGTACTCGTCGAACTCAGACGGCTTGTACGGAGGCGCACCAGGTGGGAGAAGAAACTCGATGTCGGGATGAAACATATGGACCAGGATAGTCCTTAGGGTTGGGTTGTCGTGTCGACGCAGGAACTCTATACGAGCGTCTGGCGTCGGCTGCTGTGACGCCTCCTTAAGGATGGAGGCTATGGTTCTTTTCTGCATTATTTAGAACTCACTAATGTTTTCCATCAAGTTCTTCAACTTGTGAGTTACGAAGTAGTTAAACATCTTTGACCGGTCCTTACCAGCCTGCTCCCTATATTTATTAACGATCGTCTCTCTGATGTCGGCCGGGATGCACTTCAGGTCGATGAGGGTCTGGTTACGCTTCCAGCCACGGAGAGTCTTCTCATCCAGACCGCTGACGTCGGAGCTTATCCACTGCTCGACCTTCTTGGATGAGATTGGCGTCTGGCGACCACCCTCCACGAAGACGCCGTCGGCCGACAGGATGTTGGGTACCCCGTCGCCGCGGTCGCCGCGGATGATGTGTTCCTTAAGGAAGGTCTCTGGGTCGTCGTGGCGGACGAACTTCTTCTTGACCGGGTCGAACTGCTTGACGCCGATGTGGCTGTGCAGCTGGATGAAGTCCTTGTCACCTGAGATGATGAGGGTCTTCTCACCAAGGTGACGCTCATCCTGGATGAGAGTGGCTATGATGTCGTCGGCCTCTGCCCCGTCGACACGAACCACACGGTACGGGAAGAAGGTGCTGAGCTCGTCCTTGATCCGGTCAAAGACCTCAAAGATCAAGTTCCAGTTCAGCTCGCTCTCCTCGCGAGCCTTGCGACGGTGAGCCTTGTAGTAAGGGAACACCTGCTTGCGCCACGAGTTACGTCCGTCGCTGGCGATGACTAGCTCACCGTACTCGCCCTTGAACTTGCTGTTCAGGGACCGAATGGTGTTGAGGACCATGTGCCGAAGCAGGCCCTCCTCTAGATCGACGTTGTGGTGGCCGTTGAGCTGAACCATCAGCGTCGAGATCATGACTTGATTGAGGTCTAAGATCATCATGTTGTAAACATCTCCTGTCTTATTATAATAAGACA